TGAGATCTTAGAAGTAAAAAATAGAGATTGGGTACAATATGGTGCTGATAATAATTATTTTCAATTTCTTATTGATCGTTATAATGGCTCTCCAACTAATAACGCTTGTATTAACGGCATATCGCAACAAATCTATGGTAAAGGTTTAAATGCAACAGATTCAAGCAGAAAACCTGATCAGTATGCTCAAATGATTACTCTTTTAAAGCCTGATATGGTACAAAAGGTTTGTTATGATTTAAAATTAATGGGCCAAGCTGCAATACAAGTCATATATAATAAAGCAAGAACTAAAATATCAGTTTGCGAGCATTTTCCTATCGAAACATTAAGAGCAGAAAAAGCTAATGAAGATGGATTAATTGAGGGATATTATTATTGGAATGATTGGCCAAATATAAAACCATCTGACAAACCACTAAGAATACCCTCATTTGGCACAAGCAAAGAAAATATTGAAATATTATACATAAAACCATATAAAGCAGGATTTTATTATTACTCTCCTGTTGATTATCAAGGAGGGTTACAATATTGCGAGCTTGAAGAAGAAATATCTAATTATCATTTAAATAATATAATGAATGGTTTAGCTCCATCAATGCTTATAAACTTTAATAATGGTACACCTAACCAAGAACAAAGAGAATTAATAGAACAAAGAATTGCGCAAAAGTTTTCAGGAAGTTCTAATGCAGGTAAATTTATACTCGCTTTTAATGATAATAAAGATAGTCAAGCAGAAATAACACCTGTTCAATTAAACGATGCTCATAATCAATATCAATTCTTATCAACAGAAAGCCAAAGCAAAATATTAGTTGCACATAGGGTTTCTTCTCCAATGCTTTTAGGTATAAAAGAAGCAACAGGATTAGGTAATAATGCAGATGAAATTAAAACAGCCTCTTTATTAATGGATAATACTGTTATAAGGCCATTTCAGGAACTTTTAATTAAATCCTTTGATCAAATACTTGCTTTTAATGATATTGCTTTAAACCTATACTTTATTACGTTACAGCCCTTAGAATTTACTGAGGTTAATACTGAAATACAAGATAAAGAAGATATTGAGGAAGAAACAGGGGTTGAGATGGAAAAGTTTAGTCTTAAAATGATTGATGGTAAAAGAGCTTATAAAACAAAAGAGGAGGCAGAAAAAGTTGCTGAGGAACAAGGTTGCTCAGGATCCCACGAACACGAAGTCGGAGGAGAAATTTGGTTTATGCCTTGTGAGAATCACGAGAACTTAAAAAAATCTCCTTGTTGGGATGGCTATAGACAAGATGGTTATAAAATGATTGATGGTAAAAGAAGACCCAATTGTATAAAAGCTAAATCAGAATTATCAGAAGAAGAAGTATCAGTAGTATTAGGCTCTCTTGTAAAAAGTGCAATTAAAATGGAAGATAATTATGTTTATGTAGATGAAGTAGGGGAAGATGATAATATTGACAATGAAGATTGGGCAAATTATTTAATTAAAGAGAAAAAATCAACACTAAGCAAAATTAGAGATATTTTAGGTTTAAAGAGTGCATCAGAAAAAAATGTTGGATCAGTAAAAGATGGATCTGCATTTAGTTCTTTAGACTCAAAAAATGGTTTATATAAAATACGTTATAAATATTCAAATGGAATTGGTTACTCAACTACAGAAAAATCAAGACCCTTTTGTAAAGAAATGATAAAATTATCAAATAGCGGTTTAGTTTGGAGATTGGAAGATATTGATAATGCAAGTTTCGGAAAATTAGTTGTTGAAAATGGTAAGGGAATAAGAAAAGATGAGAAAGTAAATACTGATTTTAGGCACGAGCCTGATATGCCTTATAATATATTTGAATTAAAAGGAGGAGTTTATTGTCAGCACAGATGGGTAAAGGTATTGTATAGGTTAGAAAGCAATACAGAAGTATCTGAAAACTTAAATAATTATAAAAAAGTAAGATCTATACCTAAATATGCACAAAAAAATCCTAAAGGATCAGATTTAGCTAAAAAACCAACAGACAAACAAGAAGGAAGAGGAGTATATCCAAAAAAATAATTATTATGGCTACACCACTATTTATAAATAGAACAGATTTAGTAAGAAATTCAATTATTGATGGAAATGTCGATACAGCAAAATTTATATATTTTATAAAAATTTCTCAAACTATTCATATACAAAACTTTTTAGGAACAGAGTTATATCAAAAGTTTGAAGAATTAATCACTGCAGGAACTTTGACAGATGTTGATAATCCAAATTATTACAATTTAATGGTAACTTACATTCAACCTATGTTAATTTGGTATGCTCAAGTTGATTATATTCCTTTTGCTGCTTATCAAATAAAAAACGGAGGTGTTTTTAAACATACATCTGAAAATAGTGAATCAGCAACAAAAGAGGAATTAGATTATTTAGTTGCAAAAGCAAGAGAATATGCAGAATATTATACAAGAAGATTTATTGATTATATGAACTTTAATCAAAATTTATTTCCTGAGTATTACTCAAATAGTAATGATGATATTGATCCATCGCAAGATGCAATTTTTAATGGCTGGGTATTATGAGATATAAACCAAAAGAAAAAAATATTAAAAAACTTAAAATGTTTTTAAAGAAACAAAAAAATAATAAAAAATAATTATGGCAACTTTATATAATACAAGAATTTCAGATACTTATCAAGGTTTAATAAAGTCGATTGATAATTTAGCAATAACTGCATCTCTTAAAGAATTGACTGATGGAACAGGTAATAATTTAGGCCTCTATGTAAATACAAGCGGTGATTTTAAAGTTACATCAATATTAGAATTTGGCTCTTTAAAAGATACGGGAGAAAATATAATTATCAGCAAGTTCGTAGATGCTGCAGATGGTATTTCTAATAATGATAATGATACAACAATACCAACAACTGCTGCAATAGTAGATTATGTTGCTGCTCAAATTACTATTGAGGATTTAGATTTTACAGGCGATACAGGATCTGGCCAAATAGATTTAGATTCACAAATATTTGCAATAGGCGGAACCACTAACGAAATAACAACAGTAGCTTCTGGTCAATCAATAACTTTTTCTTTAGATTCAACAGGGGTTTATTTGCCTGACAATTCAACTGCTATTACTCAAACTGCAGGAGATAATTCAACAAAAATAGCTACAACATCTTATGTAGATACTTTAGATGCTGCAAGTGATTTAGATTTTAGTGGAGATAGTGGAACTGGAGATGTTAATTTAAACACACAAACATTCGCAGTAACAGGAACAGCTAATCAAATAGAATCAACTGCTTCTAATCAGGGATTAAGTTTACAATTTCCAAGTGCAGGTATTACATTACCAAATGGTTCTGTAGCTACAACTCAAAGTGCAGGAGATAATAGTACAAAGGTAGCAACAACTTCTTACGTTGATACACTTGATGCTGCTTCTGATTTAGATATAACAGATGGAACAAATACAGGAGATGTTAATTTAAACACTCAATCATTAAGTATTTTAGGAACAACAAACGAAATTGATAGCGTTGTAAGTGGTCAAAGCGTTACTTTAGGACTGCCTAATCAAATTAATGTAAACGTACAAGGTAATCTAACAGGAAACGTAACAGGAGATGTTACAGGCGATTTAACAGGCAATTCAGCAGGAACTCATACAGGAGCAGTTATAGGAAACGTAACAGGAAATGTTACAGGAGACCTAACAGGTAATGCAGATACGGCAACTGCTTGGCAAACATCAAGAGATTTATCAGTAACAGGACAAGCATCTGCTACTATAATAGGAGTTGATGGAACATCAAATGTAAGTGCTGCAATTACTTTAGATAATAACTCAGTTACAAGCAAAGTATTAACAGGTTTGCCATCTCCTGCAGCATCAAGTGTTTTAGCAACAGATACTATTGTACAGGGTATAGGTAAACTTCAATCTCAAATAAATGGCTTAGCAGGTGGCTTACGATTTATGGGCAGTTGGGATGCTACAAATAATAATCCAAACTTAGTTTCAGGAGGTGGGGAAGCAACATCAGGAACAACAACATCAACAACTGCAAACAAGTTAGTTGATAGTGCGGCAAGTTTCACAACAACAGTAACAGTAGGCGATAAAGTTATCAATCAAGTAGATGGACAAAATGCTTTAGTATCAAACGTAGATAGTAATACAACACTTTCTTTAGATACAGATATAATGGTTAGTGGAGAAGCCTATACAATTGATAATAGTCCTTTTATAACTCAAGGTCATTATTATGTTGTAAATGTAGGGGGAACAACTTCGTTGAATGGTATTTCAAATTGGAGTGTTGGAGATTGGGTAATAGCAGGTGCTAATAATGAATGGACTAAATTAGACCACACTCAAATTGATGGAACAGGAACAGGAGATGCTAATGATGGTAATATTCCGAGATTTACTGCCTCAAATATTATAGGAGATTCTATAATGAGAGAAACAGGGGGTAATTTAATAACTGTATCAGGAACATTAAGCACAACAGGGAACTTAAATGCTCAAGGCGATTTTGCTATAAATACAAATAAATTTACAACTCAAGCATCAACAGGTAATGTTGCCTTTACAGGAGATTTAGCAATAAACACAAATAAGTTTACAGTAAATGCTACAAGTGGAAATACTACAATAGCAGGAGATGTTACAATTCCAGAATATATATATCACGCAGGAGATGGAGATACTTATATTGGTTTTCCTGCAGCAAATGAATTTCTATTAGTTGCGGGTGGTAGTAATAAATTTGCAGCAGATGTAAATGCTGCTTATATGTATTATCAAGGTGGTTTAAAATTACAAACTACAAGTACAGGAATTTCAGTATCAGGTACAAGTTCAACTTTTGCAGGGAATGTTACAATTACCCCAATAAGTAATGTTAATTTATTAGTTAATAATTCAGGTAATGAATTAGAATTAATTAGTGGCACAAATGGTGGTACTTATGGTATAGTATCTAATCATAAAGCACATTCATTTAAATTTTTAACTGATGCTGGTTCTGGTACTTTTACAGATAAATTAACAATAGACAGTTCTGGAAACTCAACTTTTACAGGAAGTGTTAGAGTTTCAAACCCTACTCAATCAAATTATTGGTTATACAATGCTTCAAAAACAAATGGATTTTTACTTGGTAGAAGTTTAGCCAGTAATGATGGTCAAGATTTCTTTATTTTTGATACTGTTGCTAATAGTGCAAGTATGACTATAGACAGTTCACAAAACGCAACTTTTGCAGGAGATGTAAATACAGGTAGATTATTTGTTGAGGCATCAGGTGCAGATATAATTGATATGTCGAGAACTGGAATTGGAACTTATAGGTTTGCAATATCTGGTAGTGATGCTTTTAGTTTGTTTGATGTTGGAGCAAATGCAGATAGATTAATTATAGACAGTTCAGGAAACTCAACTTTTGCAGGAAATGTAACAGCTACAGGAACAATACTTTCAAACACCCAATTAAAGGCAATTACTTCATCAGGTGGAGTTAGTGGTTATTTTACAGATGCAGTAAATTCTACTTTTCAAATTAAACACGCAAGTAATCAATTACAATTTTTAAATGGCTCAAATGTTAAATGGTTATCAGAAAATGGTTCAGCACAAGTAACTTTTTCTGGAGCAGCATTTTTTACAGGACAAGGTGTAGGTGCTTATGGAAGTATTAATTTAGAAAGTGAAGACCCTTTTATAAGATTATATGATAATGGAGCAGCAAGTACTGTTGATAAAAAGAAATGGGATATTAGAGCGATTGCAGCATCAGGGTCTGAACAATTAGATTTTAGAACAGTAAATGATGCTAATACTGTGTTTGACACAAAATTATCTATTGCACATAATGGAAACGCAACTTTTGCAGGGAATATAAATGCTGCCAGTGATAGTTTTAAATATGAACTTGACTCGAGTGGAAATGCTATTTTAGACCTTTCAAGTTCAGGAGGTCAACAGATTAGATTTTTTGATACTAATTCTTCGTACACAGAAGCTATGCGAATTTTGCGTTTTGATGATAAGTTAAGTATTACTTATGGAGATAATGCAAATGAAGAAGCATTGACTGTTGTTGGATCAGGTTCATCAGCAGGAAACGTAGGAATTGGAACGACTTTGCCTTCTACAAAAGTTGAAATAAAACAAACCAATAATGACTTATATCAATTAACACTTTATAATAGCCATCTTTCAACAACAAGTAAAGCAAGAATAGGAAATTGGACAAACCAAGTAAAAATTTCAAGCAATTATATGCAGTCTGGGGGTACAAAAACTCAAGATGATACATCTCTGGCTTCTTGGGTACAGACAATGGGTAATGATGTTTTTGATATATCAAGAAGTTCTGCAGGAAGTACAACTTTATCAAGTTTTTTTAATATAGACAATGGAGGTAGTATTGCAATGGGGGATTTTAGTCCAAGTGGAACGCCTACAGGAGATTATCGTTCTTTTGAAATAGGTAAACAAGGAAACACTATTACAGGTGCTCCTTGGAAATCTTCTTTATATTTTAGTACAAATGCCACTATAACTGCTGGCAGTTCAACATTTACTTATAGAAATAGTAATGTTGCTGCAACACTTATCACACAAGAAAGTGGAGAATTTAATTTTCAAACAGCACCTTCTGGAAATGCAACTGGTGTCATTACTTTTAATAATGTTTTAAGAGTTGATACTAATGGAGGTACTTTTAACAGAAACTGGGAACAAACTGGAACTACTGCAGCTACAAATACAAGTATAGTTCAAACAACATTGATTCCAGAGCCTGGAGTTTATGAGTTTTATTTAAGAGGAAACCCTAATGCAGGAGGCTCAGGTGCTTAT